CATTGCAGGTGAAGTTGCCGGTAAACGCCATAATTACACCGCCGGGTAGCGGACTTGCCCGCTACGGTACATATCTTGCCGTTGTTTTCCATCTCCGAGATTCTTCAGCAACATCATTGCCTCGGTGTACTTCTGTTCGTAGTTAGCCACCACGTTATCATTCATACGCTGGAAAATCGAAGCTTCACGCATCGCACCATAGAACAACGGCGTATCAAAGTTATCGCCCAACCATGTGGTGCCAGCCGTCACAATCGACTCGGGCATGAAGAAGTAGTGCAGCTCGATGTCATAGTTAATATCCGGCGTGGGGCCAAGCAGTAGCGTCAGTTCGTTTGTGATGACAGGAGGCACCGAAGAAGTCGTAGTTGGGCCAAAGATAGCGTAGTAACGTGGGACGCCCTTATCAGCCGGGTTGGGGTACGCTTGGCGGATGAAGTTAACATCCTTGTTGAGCAGATACTCGTACTCACCGTTTGGCTTAATGACCGCAATCGAATACACCGACAGGAAATCACTTGGGGTGGACAAGTAGCGGTTGTTGGGCGTAGCAAAGCCCGTCACGTTCTTTCGCAAATACGAAATCTGAACGCTGTTGTAGATCTTCTTCTCTGCGGTTTTGATGAACCCGTCGATATTATCGAGGAACATCTGTTCATCGCTCTCAGCGAAGTCAATGATCTTTTGACGAAGCTCTGCGTAGTTCATCGTCTATTACGCCATTGGCCCGCGAGCCATGATGCCCTTCGTTGCTGCACCCGTACCACGGATCTTGATGCCGTCTTTCTTAACATCAGGACGGGCTGGATCACCAGCAGACACGCGAGCGGCTGAATCTTTGTTGGTCGTATCACGAGCAGAGATCGTATTGGGGTCTTTCTCTTTGCGGGTCGGAACGGGGCCCGGTTTGGTTTTTCCGTAGACTTTCATCTCAACCCCCTTGGTTGGCGACTTTAGCCAGACCACGACCCATCGCCTTCATCTGGTCGGTAGACACACCAGCAGACTTCTTGCCGCCCATCTTGGCGCCTTTGGCAGGGCCAGAATTAGGGAACACTTTGACATCCGTTTTGCCCTTCTTGGCAATTCCGTCTGCGCCACGTTTGTAAGCCATGATTTACTCCTAGAGAGTGGCAACCGATACGGTGCCTAGCGTTATTGTCAATTGTAGGTTATTTGGCGTTAATCCACCATCCCTTGCACCACCGACTGGGGCCCAGCCCCATTGAATTACCCTGCTACCACCAGTCAACTGCCCATCAGATCCAACCCCACCTACTTGGTATCCGATATCCGGACGGGGGTTGCGGACGGCCTGTGGGTCATTGACAGGCGTTTCCCCTAAAAACAACTGTGGGTGCGTTGGATTCCAGCACTCTGGACACGCCAGTATATTGGTTTGGGTTCGCTTGATCGTCAATGCCTTGAGCTGTTTTAACTTAAAACGGAACCCGCATACATCGCACTGGGCGATACTGTGACGACCAGAAGAAAACTGGTTAGGCATTTTCCCACCTGTTTTTCTTGCTGACGTTTTCTTTGGCGGAGATTACCTGCAAATTGGATGGCACGTGCAATCCAGAAACATTGCGCCCTTGCAGCGGAACAATGTGATCAACATGGTAATCCATCCCGCAAGATCGAAGTGCGGCGCAATATTCGTAAGTAAAATCAATCTCAGCTTGGTCAACCGCATCAAGCCATTCTGGCGTCCTGAGTAGCTTTGCGGCTTTACGCCTCGCCACTGCTGCATTTATCACGTCCTTGTTTTTAGACGCATATTCCGCTTTTCTCGCCCTAATAATATCTGGATTTTCCGCCCTAAACTTAGCGGCAGATTTTCGACCTAACTCAAGCGCCTTGTCTCGGTTTTCTTTTTGCCATCTCTGCGAATTTTTCAGCAACTTGTCAGGATGTTTTTTTGCATACCGTTTTCTTTGTTCCGCAACTGCTTCTGGATTTTTAGCTCTCCACTCCTTGACACGGACATAAGCTGCTTCGCGATTACGCTGAGCGTACTCACGCAAATAAGCTTTTCGTGCTTCCGGGTCTTTAAGAGGCATTATTCACCTGTACATAAACGTGCGTGGAACCAATCTTATCGGCGCTCGGTCTCGATCCTCATCCGTCGCTAACTGCAACTGCTCCATGTAATCAGCTTTCAACGCCAGAATACGATCACCGGGAACGTCAGGCAACTTCATGGACAGGTAATACGCCAGCCCAGCTACCATGCAGTTCAAGAAGCGAAAGGGGATATCCATGGTAGACACACCACCGCCAACATCCTGCATCCGGCGCAAGCGCCAGTAAACGAACGTATATGTCGTAGAAGGGTCAGGGGTAGGCCACACCGTAATCTTCGGCGCGTTAATGCCTGTAATCTGGTTGGTGCCGTTCGGCCCCGGCAGCGGGTATTGCGCCCCAGTCATGCGCTGAATCCAGACCTGAATCGGCCTTCCCTGTGCATTCTTGTTCGGGATGGTGGAGTACGTTGGCTCTGCGATACGACTGATGTTGATGTCGATCTGGTTTTGCCCCGTACCAGTACGAATGACGTGATCCAGTAGATCCACTGTATCTACGGGTAAATCATAGGTAGAAGTGCCGGTGCTGAGCGTAATCTGGCCTTGCTCGATTGTCCAGAGGTTGATCCCACGGTTGGCCATCTCACCGATCAGAAGGTTCATCGACCGACGGGCAGTGCGTAAGTCGTAACCCGTACGCATCTCGCGCCCGCCGAGCCTTTCCCATGCCTCCTCAGCGATTTCAGCAAAATCGAGGTCGAAGTTTGCGGTGCCGGATGTGGTCATTTCTTCCTCGCAGCCCGAAGGTTGTCAATTAAATTGGGATAAGGACGACCAGCGGCTTTCGCCATCGCTTTCGCTCGGGCTTTCTTCTCTGGGGTGAGCGGGGTGGACTTCTTCTTGGGGTTGGGTTGATCCCAAACCTCGCCACCCTTCTTATAAACTTTCACAGGCTCATTACCATCACGCTTCTTGATAGTCTTGATCTTTGCTGGGTTTATATCACCCATGCCCCTAGAAATACGCATATCAACACATCCGTCCACGTGTTTTGCCGCGCTGAGCAATGCCGTCTGCACGTTTGGAGGCAGAGCTAACCTTCCCGCCCTTTGCTTTCTTTACAGGCTTTTCAGCACCCATCGCGCCACGCAGCTTGTCATACATGCGCTTAACAGACTCCATTGGCGCCTTGTTCTCGGCCTTTGCAGATTCCTCGTAGGCTTTGCGCTCTTTCTCTTGAGCGCGATCCATCATAGTGTTCTGCACTTCCTGAGCAGCTTCTTTTGACATTTCCGGCATGTCTTTCATCATTCCGCCTTGGGCATATTTTTTCATGATTAGCACATTTTCCCTTTGGTCTTGCCTTTCTTGGCAATACCGTCAGCAGCTTTCACGTATCCACCAGAAGCATAGCAGGAAGTCTTTCCGCCTTTTTTCAGCTTAGCCAGATCGGTCTTCTTGCCACCGTGCAACTGCTTGTCGTGCATGCCGACAGCCTTCTTGACCATGGACTTGTCTTGTTTCATGTCGTCTTTCATAGCACCGCCCTCTTTAAATTTGAGACCCTTGCTCTCTTTCGAGAACTCCTTTGCCACCTTAACCGGGACACCGGCCTTCTTTGCAAACGCTGGGGAATGCGCCGCAGCATCAAAAAAACGCTTCTGCTTTTCAGTTGTCGCTGGCATGGACACCTCTCATTGAGTCAATCTTGCGCTCAATACGATCAAACCGATCCATTAACTGCTGCATGTCTGAGCGGAATTCGTTACGGGTAATGTGATCACGTGCCACTTCTTCGCGGGTTCGGTTTAGCAGGATGCTCAGTCTTTGCAGCTCGTCAAACTTATCTTTCACAATAAATCCCAGTAGCGCAACAATCGCAGTCAGGATGACGTTCCAAATCATCATTTCCATATCAACACTTCCAGCGTTTAAGACTTGCGGCCTTCCGTGTTGGGCGACCTTTCTCGTCTTTCATTGGCCCCGGCATACCTGACATGCGGGCACAGAACGACTTCTTGCGTGGGCCACCCTCTGGTTGCGGAGCCTTAAGGTTCGATCCTGTTGCGGCGTTGTATTTAGCACGGCCTTTGGCAGTTAACCCCGCCCCCTTGGAGACGGGCAATTTCTCACCACGTCCTACCGCAAGGGATGGGGTTTTCTTAGCCATAGAACACCGTAACGGTTGCGCTGGCCAACGTGACATGAATATCGGTTTGGCAAAGGATTCCCTCACCGGGGATAACCACGTTCACAGAACCAGCAGCGGCGGGGGCAGTATAAGAGAACACCGTAGTGCCACCCGAAC